CGACGAACCTCGGTAAGGTTCTCGGCGGGGAGTCGTGACCAACATCTGAGCATAGGCGGCCACGCTACGATCCGACTACCCCCTTGTTGGAGGAGCGGTGAAAAGCGTAGTCATGCTCTGGATCGACTGCCTTAAAGAGGCAGGTGATCAGTACTGTGTGCGCACCCATCGTGATGTCGCTTACGCGACATCGCGAATCGAAGATGAAGGTCTATCGTTTCTCACGATAGCCCTTCCTGCCTTCGAGAAAGATTTCCTCACGGGAATCACTCGAGGGCACGCTGGTTCCGACCTGTTCCATGGCTTCCGCTATGGTTCAGGGGGTCTCCCGACTTTCTTGTCGGGTTTCCTTCACCAGGTCTTCGACACTGATGGATCTCTGCGCGCTGATGTTGACCCCGGATTGATTCGTTCGATCCGTCAGGTCTTGTTGCTATGCAGCAAGATTGAGCTCCCTACCTCGAAAGAGAGGGAGACAGACGCCCTTGCGGCGTACATCAGCACGGATGAGATGCTTGATGAGTGTTCCGAACACGATCTCGCTGTGTTCAGAACGGTGAGCCGGAACCTTCTCGGTTCCTACCTCTCCGATGTTGAATCCCGTCTCTGGTCAGGAGACTGGATTCCTCGCCACTCATCGGGTGCCAACGCCGATCGGGTTAGTTACAACGCCCGGTTCGGAATTGACACCTGGACAGAGAGACTCAATGCTGTCTTCCCCTGGTGGGAAGATCTTGCGGCGTGTCCACGTGAGGTCATCGACCACCACGAGGACTTCTCTGTCCTGGCTCGGGAAGAGGAGCCCCCTAGTAGGGTGGCCCTCGTTCCGAAAACCATGAAGGGACCTCGCATCATCGCGATGGAGCCTAGCTGGATGCAATACACCCAGCAAGGTATCCTACACGTGATGACTGAGGAGCTAGGCCGTGCCAAGAATCGGAAGATCTCCGATATCTTCTCATGGCAGGACCAGGAGCCTAACCGCATCTTGGCCCGCGAAGGATCAAAGTCTGGCGAGTTTGCCACCCTCGATCTTTCCGAAGCTTCCGATCGCGTCTCCCTTCAACTTGCTGAGGCATTGCTGGCATCACA